TGATCATTAATTATTTTTTGAAGAGAATAGTCTACCAAAATACTGGGATATTTTTGCAGTTTAGTAAGCAAAAGGGTTTTGGTGATGAACTCGTGTGACGTGAATATGTTTTTGATTTTAGCTATAATTTCTTGTGAATTGTTTTCCATGAAAGAAGGATTATAAGTAGAAAGATCTTCTGATAATGGGGGGGCAGTGGATGAAATGTTTTTGTTGTTAAAGCAGCTGTAGTCGCAAATGTCGTAATCACAGAAGTTGGAGTTTTTTTTGTCACCAATAGAATAATCAATTTCGGATTGGTTGCTGAGTCTAAGTTGTATGGTAGTGTTAAAGTTTTCTTCGGTGAGAAGCGTTTGTTTATGGTTGAGCATGCAATCAATCGCATTTTGTTTTAATAATCTTGCTACTTTGGCGATTTTTTTTGCTTTGATTTCGGCAAGTCGGTAAACGTATAAGTCGCAGGACTCTTCGTTTTCATCGGATAAAATGGTGGTATGGAAATAAATAGAAACATTGCGTTTTTGAAATGGGAGGAGCTTGTGGCTACACATTCGGACACCTCTGCCTATGATTTGTTCGTTACGATTAAGATTGTACCAAGGATCTAATATGTGAACTTGACGAATGTTTTTAAAGTCTATGCCTTCGGAACCTGCTTTAGATATCAAGACAACTTTTATAATTTCGCCGTTTTTATTGCTGTCGTCTGTTGCAACAGAGACCTCTTTTGTATTATTAGGGCTGTATTTTTCGGTGCCGGATATAATAATGTAGGAGCTTGATTTTTTAACTAACGGTTTTGTAGATTTAGACATATTTGTGTTTGTCAAATCCAACAGATTTTTACCACCGTGTTTGTTATATTTAGTATATCCCATCTCTTCGAGCATGAGTGCAACAGGTATTAGACCACCGTCGATGTATTGTGAATATATAAGCACAATACCATCTGAATTTATTACGCAATTAGACAATGATTGTAGTTTATGACTGTATTTTCCAATATTATCCGGATGAAATATGTTGTTGTATTTCGTCAATGTTTCAGGTTTGTATTTGTAAACACCATTATTATACACCATAATATTGTTAAGTCCCTTGGTGCCGTAAAAATTTGTCACCGACGCGGGTGTAATTGGAAATGTGTCATCGTCTGGTCTGCCATCGTCCGGTCTACCATCGTCTGCCTTAGTTTCTTCAACACCAACATCAACACCAACATCAACAGTGGTACTTGACTCTGCTGATTCTGACAACGGAGGAAATACAAAATTCAATATTTGTACAAGTGGGGCAACTTGTTCATAATTAAGTGCGTTGATGTTTTTGTTTTGTTGCATGATGAATTTTTTCATTGCGTAATATGTTTTTTCCTGAAGTGATTCAGCGTTAACATGACTTAAATACAAGTCTGTATATTCAATGTATTCACTTTTTGGAATGAGTTTTCCAGTAATAGAATACACGGGATATTTGGATTTAAAATCCATGTGTAAGTATGATTTCTCAGGGGAATGAAACATTGGCCAAATTCTGTAAGGAAATGAATAGGGGTTTTCACCTCTTATAAAAGATATATATCCTCGTGAAAAATCGATAAATTTGGCTTTTCCAACTTCTTCTCCGGTTTCTTTGTTAATTTTTAAGTTTCCATTAGTGTCAAATATTTCTTTTTCTTCAAGTTGAGGTCTCATATCGTTCATTCTCATCAAATTCAGCAACCAGACAATTTCGCTGTGACTATTAAACATTGGTGTCGCCGTTAAAAAAACAAACTTGAGTTCTTTCACGTTTTCTATTAGTATTTGTAAATATCTAGCAGAATATGTAAATGCGTTTTCTTTTGCTGATTTTAGATTATGAATTTCGTCTATGACAATTAGTCTAGAGCCGAATTCTTTCTTGAGATGTGCGGCAGAGTTGTTGTGTTTTTTAATGTAATTTGCAAACTCTACATATCCCATAAAGTGGTAATGCATATCTATGAATTTATTAACAGATGAAACTATTTTTTCTTTAGTAAGATTGTCGTATTGCGTTGGATATACGGCTTTAAGCAAGGTTTCTCCCATGCACGAATTTCTTATAGTCCACACATTGCCTTTGCTTTCTAGTTTGCGTTCGTCAAACAGCTGCGCCTTGAAATTGCTTTGCACATTAGGCGAAGCAACTATTATTATTTTTTTGTTAAATCCGGTTTGCTTGTATGCTCTGCGAACTTCTTCGCAAATGTTTATAGCCGAACAGGTTTTACCCGTACCTAACCCATGATATAATAAAATGCTATTGTATGGTGTGTTTGGTGACAAATAGTTTTTAACAAACACCTGATGGTTGGTTAATTCAAAGTCGGCATTGCATATATTATCAAACTCCTCTTTTATTTTATTTGTTATATTAGTGCTGTATTTGTAATCACCAAATTCTTTTTTTGCATGTATTTTTAAATTGAATTCTGGATCATCTAAAATTGGATACACTCCTGACATTTATATAGTGATATATATTTATATAGTGATATATATTTCTTTAGATTATTCAGAAATCTAAATCTACACTTTTTTGGTGTTTCACAAAAGAAACAATATAAACATTGCAATTACATTTTTGATAATCATAATTATAATTGATGAACTGCAATTGTGCATCTTTATTTGAAAAATATAGTCGAAGACAAAAAATTTACAGTTACACAGTACCAGTGTCACCGCGTTTAAATGGTACCATATTCAATATGTCTAAACATGAACTAATTGATTATTTGAATAAAAATGATGAATCTAACATTGTGAAATCTTATGTTTTAGACATGGACGATTCCCGCAATTTGTTAGAAATGTATTCAAATCTTCAAAATGAACATTTGACTGTTGGACGACGAATAGTCATCAAAAAATGGTTGGAAAGTCACGGTGCAGAATTTTATTCGTTGTGTATTTTGCCCGAGTACCAGTGTGTGTGTAAAATAGGGGCAGGTAGTTTTAGTAAAGCATATTTAATCAAAAACAAATACAACAACAATCACACAGTGTTTAAATTAACAAAAAGCAAAATCCGAAACTTGGATTGCAAATATTTTATACGTGAGGTTGAAATTCTGAAATCTATTTGTCACCCACATATTATAAAACTTCATGATTACAACATTATTAACGAAAACATATTCTGGTGCTTAAATGAATATTGCAACTTAGGATCAGTTGATAAATATATCAAAGAGGTTGATGTTATTGAATTGTATTACAGAATACGAATACTACATCATATTGCGTCAGCCTTGTCTTATATTCATGAAAGAAACATAATTCATCGCGACGTAAAGCCAGCAAACATATTTATATGTGGTAAAAGCTATTTTGACGACAAAATCGTATTCAAGCTTGGCGACTTCAATTTGTCACGAACTATTGGGATCTCTCACACATCAAAAAAACCGATTTGTGAAAGCAAGCCTTCAAAATTCAAATGTGAAAGTGTGTCTAGTAATCATCTTTCATATTGTGGAACACCAAACTACATGGCACCGGAAGTAATAAACAAACAATGTTACAGCACGAAAATAGATGTATGGGGATTGTTGTGTGTTTTGCTTGAAGTAATATTTAATAGAAATGTTAACCCAATCAACATTATACCGGATGAGTTGGAATCCATGTTGAATAGTGACAAAATCCAAAGAGAATGTTCAGAATTGGAACATGTTATAATCAAAATGATGCATCACACCGATCCAGAGAAACGTCATAACATATTAGAAGTCAAAATTTGCTTAGAAAACATGATGTATGTAGCTTGTTGATTTTTGTAGATTTACAAAAAGCCATTGTTTTGTTCGGTTTGCTGCAACATATGTAGGGCTGTAGAGACGTTAACAATTTATGACATGTCGTGAAACAAATTGTTATATATGATAATATTATTAATTTTTATCACATTTTAAATATATGTATGGCTAGTTCTTTAGGATTTATGACAATAAATGATGCTGAAAAGGCACATGTAAACAGTAAACATACCGAAAATTTGCAACATAAGTTATCCAGTAAAAAAGCCCAAGAACTAATGGACAAGTTGTACAGATCCAATGTTATTAATGAAGACAATTTAGCAGATTTTTCATATTCTGATAACGAAGAATCTGCTGAAGTTGAAGAATTGACTGAAGATATAGGAGATCTGAGCAAAGGAACTTATGTAAATCAATATTACAACGAATACACTAATCCACCACCAGTCCAAAATGTTGAATCTGAGCTTACTAGTAAAATCAATTATATTATTCAATTACTTGAAGACAGTAGTGACGAGAAAGTGAACAGCATGACCGAAGAAATAGTTTTGTATTGTTTCTTGGGCGTGTTTATTATTTTTATGATCGACTCATTTACTAAAGTAGGAAAATACGTGCGATAAAATTGATTATAAACGCATTTCAGTTAATTAATAATATAAACATAGTGCAATAGTTCTATAATGATTGCGCGCGACCTGTCATTTAGGTTGGCATGCAAACACATGCGCCGTATGGTACGTTGTAATGCATACAAAATTTTAAAGCGTCGTGACAAACAGCTGGAACAAGACTTTACACTAGTTACTGTTCCCATTATTTCCGATATATTAGTAGATGAATATGAGTCAAATGGTAAAATTAATTATTTTACTTTTTTAGAAAACCACGTAGAAAACTATTTTGTCACTATATTTTTGTTTCGTTTAGCTACATACCTTATTGATTATCACTACAAGAAGCTAAATTAAAATATATTATGTCATCATTTTGTTGAATTGATGATTGTTTTGAATTGATGATTGTTTTGAATTGATGATTGTTTTGTTAATTTGTTTTTTATTACTGTTATCAATAGTTCAATAATAATGTTTTTATTTGTTAAACATTATTATATATGTACAACAAAAATCATGCCAAATTGTTGAATGCGAGTGATGTTATTGAAAAAAAAAAAGAAAAGAACTTTAAGGCATATTTGCAATCACTTTCGGCGAGTCAGAGGAACTCTGATAATATAAAGCTATTAAACAAAGAAAAAATAGCTAGTGTGTCAAGTTATAATTTGTATAATCTAATATCTAAACCTAAGCACAGCTCTTTTTTAGGTAGTAGACAAACAAGGGGATTCAATCTTTATCGTCAAAACACAATTGTAGGTAGCATATCAGATATAAATTTAGATGCGGGATCTTCATCTGGTGATTCGGAGGAAGTTGTTCTAATGGCAACAACCACTTCAGACGACGCAAAATCAAATGTGGATGAGGAATCTTCATCTGGTGATTCGGAGGAAGGTGTTCTAATGGCAACAACCACTTCAGACGACGCAAAATCAAATGACAGTCCATCTGTTGATAGCATAACATCAAGTATAACTTTTGAAACTCCGGGTAGATCGGCAAATTCAACTTACCAAACTTTGTATAATGCAATAAATGTGACTAACAATAGTGTAATTTTAAAAAGTATGTTATCATTATTATATGGTGTAGATGAATCAGTTATAACAATAACGAGTATTGAAAGTGGGTCTATTATTGTAACATTTACAATCGAAACAACATATGAAAATATTGAAGAAAAAACAACAGCAAACATTTTATCTGCTTTGATAGAAACTGTTTCGGATGAAAATATAAGTTTTGATGACTTGTCTAGTGATGATATAGCCGAAATAACCGAAAGCATATCTTCAAACATAATTTCTGTAATATATGGCGACCCTGAACCAGAACCTGAACCCGAACCCGAACCAGAACCAGAACCTGAACCCGAACCCGAAC